GTTGCAGAAGTTATGGCAACTATGGATGAAGCGTTTAAAATGATGGACAAAGGTATGAGCTCTGATGAAATTTTAAAAGCTTTTAAAACTACACCAAGAACTAAAAACGCAGGCGGCGGTTTAAATTATTTGATGGGGATGTAATGAAGATAGCCGAATACAATCAAATGATGGCTTATCTTACTCGACCCGAGCCTTTACCTCAACCAAAGCCAGAAGAACTTTTAGAAATCCAAAAACAAAATAGAATTCAAAGATTACAAGATCTTATGAAAGATCTTGATCCTGTTCTAATGGATGAGTCTGTAGATTTTATTGAGAGAAATGAAATGGCTATAGGTGGTGGTGCTATAGAAGGAGAGGACTTAGGAACAAGAGAAGGTTTTGCTAGACCAGATGCTAGAGTAGCACAGATAGTTGATACACATATTTTAGAAAGAAAAAGTCCAACGACTCCAGCTCTTTATAAAGTAGAGATTCCATACATAGATCCAAAATTATTAAAAAAATTTGGTTATGATTCTCCAAGAGGCAGTTATCAAAAAAAATTTACCGGACCCACATTTAAAACATTAAAAGAAGCAAAGAAGTATAGAGACACAATTGCTTATCCAAAACTAGCTAAACAGATAGGTGTAGATGTTGATTTTTTCAAAAATCCAAGTAAAGCAAAATCATTTGCGCGTAACGTTCAAGAGTTTTTACCTAAAAATAAAAAAGGATATATCACTGCAGCACAGCTAGCTGAAGAGTTAGGTGAGCCGGAAAAGTTTATAACTAAAGCAGGACCTGGCCGCGATACTTCTTTTGTTAAAGCTGTAAAAAAAGTATTAGATCAAACAGATGCAAGTCAATTTGGTTTTAAAGGAACACCTGGTCAACCTTTTTATGTGTACAAAAAACCAACACCAAAAGACATAGAACTTTTAAAAAGATATAAAACACAAAACCCTAACGTCATAAGTAAGGGCACAGGTTATAACTTTGTAACCTCTGATGTGGCTGATAGGATTAGAGTCTTAGATAAAAGTTCATTCTTTAAAAATCTTATAAATAGTAAAAAAGTCATTACAACAGATATGCTTGATAATCCTAATTCAGACCTTAATAAATTTTTGACAAAAAATAATATGAACTTCAATCAATTTTTAAGAGCATCTTTAAGATACAGTGAGGCGTTAAAAGGAGATTTTTTAATTAATGTAACAGATCCAATTTTAACTAATAAACCTATTAAAAAAGACAAACAGGCTTCAAACAGAATATATCAAACCTTTCAAAACTCTGTCACAGGAAGAGTAAGTGATCCTATCAGAGCCGCCGTTTATAGAGCTGCAATGTCAGACATAAGCGATCAATTAGGACAAGAGACTACAACGTTTAGTAATTACAAAACTTATTTGCGTGAAAGAGCTAATAAGATATTAGGTGTGGGTTCTGGAATAGATATTGATGAGATTGTTGGAGTATCATCAAGTGCCAGAAACAAAACAGCTCCGTATGCTGTGTTCAGTAGATTTATAGATGCATCTTTAAATCAAAATAAATTATCTGGTTTTCAAAAAGCGTTAAGTGATAGAACAGATAAGTTAAAAACAGCGATAGCTAAATATGGACCAGAATCAAAACAAGCAAAAGATATAGTTAAAAATTTTGATATACAAATTTATCGACCTTACATGGCAGAACTAAAAGCCATGGGCGTTAAGAATGTTGGTTTACCTAGATTAACTTTGTCGGGACCAACTTCAAAGACTTTAGGAGGAGGCACAGGTAGAATAGCTGAATTAAAATTACAAGGTTTAGACTTTGATGAGTTTTTTAAAAAAGAAAGATTTGGATATATTATGCCTAAAGGTTCTTTAACACAAAAAGAATTACTTGAATTAGAAAAAGGAAAATTTAAAACTTTACTAAACGATGTTAAAAAAATTGGATGCCCTGTTGGCAAAGCTGATGGAGGACGTATTGGTTTTTCTGAAGGATTAAATTGTTTTAACAAAGGTGTTAAGGCAATTAATACAGGTAATATTCCAGAGGGCGCTGCAAAAAGAAACTTTATTAGCTTTGCAAATAAAGCCATGGAGATAGGTAAACAAGCCGGCAAAGGACTTAGAACAATTTTTAAGTTTGGTATCATACCTGAGGCAGTTATCATTGGAGCAGACACTCTTATAAGAGCGGGTTCAGGAGCTACACTTGATGAAGCTTTCAAAAAAGCTTCTGCTATTTATAGAACAGATAACGCTTACGAAAAAGCAAATGAACTTGAGGTAAGAAGAATAGATCCTGCTAATGCAGATACAATTTTAAATCTTAGAAATTTTTATAATGAACAAAATAAACTTAGTAGCTTAGAACAACAAAGAGAAGCAGATCTAGCTTTAGCAGGAGATGACTTTGCTGAGACTAATATTGGTATGACTGAAGATGAGATAGAACAATTTTATGCACCAAAAATACAAGAGCAAGAAAACAATTTACTTAATGCCACTATTTCTGATGCAGAGGAACGTGCAGGATTAGCAAAAGAAGCAGAGTTTGAAGATAAAAGAGGTGTTTTAGATAAACAATCTCCAATAGGAAAAGGATTAGATGTTTTAGCAGAGGTGCCTGGTATTAAACAAGCTGTAGATTTTTTTGCTACAGGAGTTAGAGGAGAACCAGACGTATCAGCTCAAGTATTAGAAAATTATTTATCAGGTAAAATTCCTCAAGAAGAAGAAAAAGAATTACGAGACATAATAGATTCAGGTGGTGCCAGAGGTGTTTTAGATGCAATAAAAAAAATAGAAGCAGCACAAAAAATTCCAGAAGGTGCAATAAGAGAACCAAATGTATTTGATGAAGAGAGAAAAATATTATTTGATCTAGCTAAAACAGATACTGCATTAGCAGAAAGACTTGGTGGAGCAAACATGAAGTTTTTTGGTGATCCAATTAATACAACAGATTTACAAGATGAAATGAATTTAGATGCAGGTATCTATGCCCTTGGAGGCAGAGTAGGTTTTGCCGATGGACCCAAGGATCCTGGTAGAAGAACTTTTATGAAGATTATGGCAGGTATAGCATCACTACCTATCTTAGGTAAATTTTTTAAACCAGCAGCACCTCTAGTTCAAAAACTTTCAAACACAACTACAGTTATGCCAGATTGGTTTCCAAACTTCGTAGATAGATTTATAGGAAGATCTATCGGTAAAAAGATAGACGCAGATGTTATGGAGTTTAAAAACTCTGAGCTACCTGGAGTAAAATTAACTAAAGCTGATGATGGTCAAATTGTGGTTGAAGGTAAGAATGAATATGGTGAACCTTATGAAATAGTTTATAGACCACCAGGCTATGAGTTAGTAGATGAGACAACAGGCAAAGCTGTAAAAACACCTGGTGAGTTTATAGCTTCTGATACTCAATTTAGAAGAACTGGACCAGAGATGGATGACTTTGATGTAGATGGTGTAATTGTAGATGACATAGATGAGATTTTAGGTGGTAATGCTACAAAACTAGAAGGTTATGCTAAAGGAACAGGAGAAACAAAATATACAAAAGGACAAAAGGCAATAGATATGGCAGACGCTGAAGGAACTAGAGCTGACTTCCCTGAATATGAAATAGATCCAACAGATTATTACTATGAAGACTAAACTAACAACTACAGTGCCCCCTAAATCAGGCCCACAGTCTGAGGGCTTGCTTATTAATTACAATACTGTTAAACCTGTGAAACTGGAGAAAATAAATGGCAGACATAGACAAGTCTCTTCCAAACGTAGAGCAAGAAGTAAAAGTACCATCACCTGAAGAAATACAAGTAGCTCAAGAAGAAGAGCAAAAACGACTTGATGAAAAAGGTGATCCTGTAGAAATTACAGAGAATGAAGATGGCTCAGTAGATATTAATTATGATCCTTCAATAGGTTCTGTTGAAGGTGGAGAAGATCACTATGCTAACTTAGCAGAACATTTACCAGAAGACATATTAGGAAGATTAGGGACTACACTTTATCAAAATTATCAAGATTATAAAAACTCTAGAAAAGACTGGGAGAGAGGTTACAGAGAAGGTCTAGATCTTCTTGGTTTCAAATACGATAATAGAACAGAACCTTTTCAAGGTGCATCAGGTGCAACACACCCTGTATTAGCAGAAGCAGTCACACAGTTTCAAGCATTAGCTTATAAAGAATTATTACCAGCAAATGGTCCAGTTAGAACACAAATTTTAGGTGTGCCAACACCAGAAAAAGAACAACAATCACAAAGAGTAAAAGATTTCATGAACTATCAGATCATGGATAAAATGAAAGATTACGAACCAGATTTTGATTCGTTATTATTTCATTTACCGTTAGCAGGCTCAGCTTTTAAAAAAGTCTATTACGACGAAGCAACTATGATGGCTTGCTCTAAATTTGTACCCGCAGATGATTTGATTGTTCCGTACACAGCTACCTCATTAGATGATGCGGAATCTATCATTCATCGCGTACAAATATCTGAAAACGAATTACGAAAACAACAAGTTGCTGGTTTTTATAGAGACGTAGAATTAAAACCAGGACCAGTTAACGAAACTGAAGTAGAGAAAAAAGAACGTGAATTAGAGGGTGCATCAAAAGGTAGAGATGAAGATGTATTTAATTTATTAGAGTGCCATGTCAATTTAGATTTAGAGGGTTTTGAAGACATGGGACAAGACGGTGAACCAACAGGAATTAAACTTCCTTATGTTGTAACACTTGAAGAAAATTCTAGAGAAGTTTTATCAATCAAAAGAAATTATGAAATAGGTGATCCGTTAAGAAAAAAGATTGAATATTTTGTACACTTTAAATTTTTACCAGGACTTGGTTTTTATGGTTTTGGTTTAATACACATGATTGGTGGATTATCAAGAACAGCTACGGCTGCACTACGACAACTATTAGACGCAGGAACTTTATCAAACTTACCTGCAGGATTTAAACAAAGAGGAATTAGAATTAGAGATGATGCTCAATCTATTCAACCGGGTGAATTTAGAGATGTAGATGCACCAGGTGGCAACATCAGAGATTCCTTTATGATGCTTCCTTTTAAGGAACCATCACAAACTCTATTAGCACTTATGGGCGTCGTAGTACAAGCAGGTCAAAGATTCGCTTCAATAGCAGACTTGCAGGTAGGTGAGGGTAATCAACAAGCGGCAGTGGGTACGACAGTAGCCTTGTTGGAAAGAGGAAGCAGAACAATGTCTGCTATTCACAAAAGAATTTACGCAGCCCTAAAACAAGAATTCAAATTAATGGCAAGAGTTTTCAAGTTATATCTACCACAAGAATATCCTTATGATGTTGTTGGTGGTCAAAGAATGATTAAACAATCTGACTTTGACGATAGAGTAGATATATTGCCAGTTGCGGATCCAAACATATTTTCTCAGACACAGCGTATTTCCCTCGCACAGTCGGAGCTGCAGCTGGCAACATCCAATCCACAAATACATAATTTGTATGAAGCATATAGAAATATGTATGAAGCATTGGGTGTAAAAGACATAGATAAACTTTTAAAACCAAAAGCCATTCCCACACCGAAGGACCCAGCGTTAGAACACATTGATGCTCTCGCTGGGAAACCGTTCCAAGCATTTCCAGGTCAAGATCATAGAGCGCATATAACTTCACATTTAAATTTTATGGCAACTAATATGGCTAGAAATAATCCAATGATCATGGCTGCATTAGAGAAAAATTGTTTTGAACATATTTCTTTGATGGCACAAGAACAAGTTGAGATAGAATTTAGACAAGAGATGCAACAAATTATGGCTATAAGACAAAATCCTCAAGCTGCAATGAATCCACAAATACAAATGCAATTAAAAATGACAGCAGAAAAAATAGAAGCAAGAAAAGCACAACTAATTGCTGACATGATGGAAGAATTTATGAAGGAAGAGAAGAAAATTACGTCTCAATTTGATAATGATCCTATTGCTAAACTAAGAGCAAGAGAATTAGATCTACAAGCACAAGAAAATCAAAGAAAACGTCAAGAGGGTGAAGAGAGATTGAACCTTGATAAGATGAGAGCAATGATGAATCAAGAAAATCAAGACGAAAAATTAGAACAAAACGAAGAATTAGCAAAATTAAGAGCTAATACATCGATTGAAAAGACAATTTTATCAAAAACATTACCAAGTGCCAAAGATATGGGACCAAGTAATGTGATAATTAGGAGAGACGATGAGTAAAAAGATGACAAAACCCCAAAAAAAGGTTAAAAAAGTCATGAAGGAGTTTAAAAAAGGTAAACTCAACATAGGTAAAAGCGATAAGAAGGTAAAAAGTCGTAAACAAGCTATTGCGATTGCACTTTCTAGAGCTGGAATAGATAAAAGGAGCTAAAATGGCAGAAGAAAACAAAAAA